GCCCGCGCAGCCGAAGACCCGGCTGGCCGGGGACCCGGCGTGCCGATCCTGTCGGGGACGCGGTTCGGTAGGGAAGAGAATGGAAGGCTCACTTGCCCGCTACAGCGTGGCTTGCGATGCCTGTGAGAAGCATGAGGAGACCCTCCTCAACGGACAGTGGGTGACTCAGGCGGTGCAACAATGACCGTCGATGCTGCATACGACCTTTACAGCGCCCTCGATACCGCCGAGAGCCTCAACACCCTATTCACCGCCATCACGACCTATGCCACACGGCTGGCGTCCATGCACCTTGAGCCACAGGACCGGGAAGACGCCGCACAGGAGGCGACGTTGTACGTATGGCGGCATCTGGGTAAATATGACCCGAGCCGGGGCAAGTTCGCTCCGTGGGTGCTGGCCAAGGTATTGGCCGCGTTCTCGTCCTACAGACGCGCCCAGCGTGCTCAGAAGCGTGGCGCAGGGTGGCAGATGGTTCCGCTGTCCCCGGAGTATGTGGACTTCTTATAGCCCAAAGTAATAGGACGAAAGTTCAACACCTGCATGACATCTTCTTGAGTGTCATTAGTTAACTTGGCACCATTGGACCTGTGAAAAATACTCTTTTCTGTGGCGATAACTTGGAGGTACTTCGTCGCGATATCCCTGATGAAAGCGTCGATCTTGTATACCTAGACCCTCCGTTCAACAGCGACCAGAACTATAATCTCCTCTTTAAGAAGAGGGATGGTGCCTTGGCTGTAGCCTTCAAGGACACTTGGCAATGGGGAAAAGAAGCTCAGAAGGACTTTCGCGACGTTGTAGATGCGGGCGGCAAACTAGGTAAGCTCATGGAGCTGCTGCGAGAGCTATTGGATGAGTCCGATATGCTGGCTTACCTATCCATGATGGCACCCCGTTTGGTTGAACTGCGGCGGGTTTTGCGTCCAACTGGATCGATCTACCTGCATTGTGATCCAACAGCAAGCCATTACTTGAAAGCGTTGATGGATGCGATCTTTGGGCCATTATCTTTCCGCAATGAAATTATCTGGAAGCGAACAAGTGCCCATTCCAGCGCGAATCGTTACGGCTCTGTTCACGATGTCCTACTCTTCTACTCCAAGGGCGACAAGCACTGCTGGAACCAACAGTTCACAACTTTCAGTGACAGATATGTGAAAGAGTTCTATACCCATGTCGATGCGGATGGTCAGAAATGGAGCAGGGGCGACCTTACAGGGGCGGGCGTCTCCAAGGGCGTAACCGGAAAGCCATGGCGAGGCATCGACGTAACCGCGAAGGGTCGTCATTGGGCGATGGAACCCAAAGAACTTGATCGCTTGGACAGCAGTGGCAGAATCCACTGGCCGAAGAAGAAGGGTGGAATGCCAAGACTGAAACGGTATTTGGATAAACAGCAAGGAGTCCCGCTTCAGGACGTATGGGTGGACATAAAACCTCTTCACAATCTTGCAGCGGAGAGACTGCATTATCCCACACAGAAACCGGAAGAACTTCTTCGACGCATCATACTCTCAAGCAGCAATACTGGAGACGTAATACTTGATCCGTTTTGTGGATGTGGTACGACGATTGATGCGGCAAGGGACAGCAACAGGCATTGGCTCGGAATCGACATCTCGATAGACGCGGTAAAAGTAATCCGGAACGAACGACTGGACGTTAGTAGCAGGGATTATCGAATGATCTACCGTCCCTCGGATATGAGGGCGGCCGCCGTATTCGCGGCAGAGCAGCCTTTCGCGTTTCAGGACTGGGCAGTTGAAAAATTGGGGGGAACTGCCACCAAGCGCCGTAGCGGGGATCGTGGCGTCGATGGGAGATGCTATTTCAGAGAGACAAGCAACGGCCAACTTCGACAGATTATCGTCTCGGTCAAATCCGGCAAAGTCAGCCCGACATTTGTCCGAGAGCTACAGGGTGCCGTTGATACGCAGCGGGCTGAAATGGGGGTTTTAATCACCCTGAGAGAACCCACGAAACAGATGCTTCGTGATGCCGCGAGTAGTTCAATGTATGGCAGCTTCCCGCGAATCCAGATCATCACAGTCGAGCAGCTACTATCCGGAAAACGTTTGGACTTGCCAGAGATGCAATCATTCGGAGTTCGGAAGCCTGTGTCAGCCGATGTTCCGGAGCAACAAGTGTTATTTGGCATCAGCCGTCAGGCGTAGAATTCCGCTTTTGTGGATTCTAAGTAGAGCCTGATTGAGCCGCCCCAATCCGCTCTCAGTCTTCAGAACCCGGCACCCTCTCCGTCATGGTGCCGGGTTCGCTTTTAGCTTATGGCCCTTTTCGACCAACTGATTCAGCCCGCACTCGACTCCGTCACGAAACTGATTGACCAGTTTCACCTGTCACCGGAGGAGAAGGCTCAGGCTCAACAGGCCATTGCCGACGCGGCACAGAAGGCTCAGGCTGACGCTGAGAACTACAACGTTCAGTTGAACAGCATCGCTGGTCAGAACATCCGCGCTGAAGAAACGAACAACGACAAGTACACCGAGCGTGCGAGGCCCACTGTGATTTGGATGGGTTGTGGCCTGATCGCGTGGAACTACGGCATCGTCCCAGTTTTCTGTTCACACTGGCACTTGAATCCGGTGACTCTACCAGATGCATTCTGGTGGACATGGGGAACAGTTGTGACAGGCTACGTGTTTTCTCGCGGCATGGAGAAGGTTGCTCAGATGCCCGGTGACTCACAGATCACGCTTCCGCTTGGTCTAGGCAAAGTAAGCAACACGAACAAAGGTTGAGCCATTCCGTCAGCACCACAGCGACCATGCAGACAGCCCAACTGCCCGAAGCTCACTGAGACGGGCTGGTGTGACGCCCACAAGCGTCTACGCTGGCAAGACGGACGCGAGTCAGCACACAAGCGTGGGTACGACCGTCAGTGGAGAGCACTCCGACTGAGACATCTTCGTGAGCATCCGCTATGTGTGGATTGCTTGAACGAGGAGCGCGTGACAGCAGCATCAGACGTGCATCACGTGGTGAAGGTCAGAAATGACCCTACGCGAAGACTCGATAGAGCCGTCCTGATGTCACTTTGTAAGCGGCATCATGACATCAGGACAGCACGTGGCGAATGATTGAAGGCATGTCACTGGCAGGTCATAGGCTGTGGTGGCGTGCCCGCACATGTTGGAACGCACGCATAGCACTGTGTGTTGCACTTCTGAGGATTAACCGTTGTCCAGCAACTGAAGCAAGCTGCGTAGCGAGTGAAATGATGACCTTGACTGTCCGTACAATCACACTTCACTGGGCTTTCATTGCGCTTGTTAGGGCAAGAGGGTGGTGGCTCCGCCGCCGAAGACGTAGCTTCAATCGGCCACAACCGATGATTCGAATTCAATTGAAACGGCCACACACCTTGTGAGCCGGACACTTTAGCTTCGTTGTTTACTGGTGAGGGTTTGGGCTGACTGGCTTGCTGACCATTTGCCACCAAGCAACAACACATGAACACAATCGCCGAGATTAGGGCCCGCATGGGAATCTCCTCGTTGAAGATGAGTTGTTGAGAATTGGGGGAATCTTGCTGTGCTGGAACGTTACCTCTACCTTTACCTGCCGTCAAGTGGCAAAGGGGATACGGGGGTCAAATCCGCCAACCCCAAGCCGTTGTAGACCGACAGCCAGCTTCGTACACACGGCCACAATATCAAAAATTACCCTCGGCTCACTCAATGACCTCGATGACATTGATTTGCTCAAGTTTGGATTCATTCACCAATGGTTCGAGGTGGGATAAGACCTTCAATGCGAGCCCATCTGCAAGTCGTTTCACTTTCTCGGATTGTTGAGGTCCGGAGAGTTTCAGAACTTCAATTGCAAAGTTCATTCGAATCTCTTCCTTCCGAGTTTCAGACTCTGTGGCAAAGTTCATGCGCTTTGTATTCTCAGCCCTGTAATTCGTTATGAAATCGGCGATGACCTTCAGCGGATTGAGACTTCCCACGACCTCGGCAATTCCCGGTGAGGATATGCGCACTGTGCCCATCATCAAGGGTGGCGGCACGGGGGGTAATGGATTCAGAGTCTCATTGTTGAAAACGTGTGCGTAGAGGTGTTCAAAATTGCTCAATCCCCGGTATGCAGCATCAACATTCCGAAATAGTTCACTAAACGCAATCGCCGTCCAATCATCTGTGACATCCACGTGAAGGATACCTAGAGAAGTTGCTTGATGGAGTGTTGAATCCGTCCGCGACGGCATAGTATTTCGCTCCTTAACCAACAATTGCGCTTCACCCTACATTATGCCCGGTAGACCTAGAACTCCAACCGCTGTGCTTCAGCTAAACGGCGCTTTCAACAAGAATCCCGCACGCGGACGCGCTCGTGCCAACGAGCCGCAAGTGAGTGGCGAACTCGGCAACGCTCCCTCGTTTCTCTCGAAAGACGAAAAGGCAGTGTGGCGACAAATTCGCAGGACATGCACTTGGTTGAGTTCAGCCGACCAGCTTCCGGTTGAAGCAATCTGCAAGCTGGTATGGAGAATCAGGAGCGGAGCGGCGAAGTCATCGGACTTTGGCGTGCTCAATTCGCTGATGGCAAGCGTGGGTATCCCCGCAGCACACCGCAGCAAGGTACAGATGCCGACGAAGGAAGAGAAAGACCCGTTCGCGGCGTTCATGGAAGACCTGACCGCAGATAATGACGCAGAAGTTATCTAAAGCTGAGCAGTACCTAGAAGACGTTCGGTCAGGCAAGCAAATTACATCGAAGTGGGTCCGGCTTCAAGTCGAGAACCACTTCAAGGACCTTGAGACAGGTCACGAGCGCGGGCTCCTGTTCGACAGGGCGCGCGGTCTAAAGGTCGTCAGGTTTATCGAGCAGTTTCTGTGTGGCATAGACGGTACGCCGTACCGGGTAGAGCCATGGGAAGCCGCCCTCGTCCTGATGCTGTACGGGTGGCTGTGGGCTGAAACGAAGTACCCGCGATTCAAATACGGCTACATGGAAATCGGTCGCGGCAACAAGAAGTCAATGTTGTTGTCCGCGCTCTGCATCCACAGGATGCTGACGGAACGTGGAGCCGAAGTTTACTCCGCCGCTACGGATCGTGAGACGGCGAAGGTCGTCTTCGAATCCAGCAAGTTGATGGTGCAGAATTCTCCGGAACTCTCGAAGAAGATCACCGTCAACCGGAACAACATGAACTGCCTCGCGACTCTGTCGAAGATGGAGCCGTGTTCGGCTGAAGGTAAGACGCTGTTCGCTCACTCACGACCGACGATGGTCGCGCTGGATGAGCTTCACCTTCACCCTGACTCCGTAGTGTGGTCCGCATTCGCGTCGGCGTTGGACAAAAGACCAACAGCACAGATGTTCGTACTGACGAACTCCGGCTACGACCGACAGTCAGTGTGTTGGCAAAAGCGCGAATACAGCATCAAGGTGTTGCAGGGAATTGTCCCTGATGACACGTGGTTCTCGGCGATATACGGTCTCGATGAAAAGGACCTAGAAGACCCGGACGGCTGGCTCGATGAGACGAAATGGGTGAAGGCGAACCCTTCACTCGGTCACGCGGTAAGCCTTCAGGGATTGCGCAACAAAGCGATTCAGGCGAAGGAAGACCCGCTCGTCAGGAACGAGTTCCTCCGATTCAAGCTCAGCGTATGGACGCAGAGCCAGACGGCGTGGATACCACATCACAAGTGGGCTGCGTGTTCCGGCGAGGTTGATCCCGATAAGCTTCTCGGTCGTCCTTGCTTCGGTGGTCTCGACTTATCTGAGTCGTGGGACATCACCGCATTCGTACTGGTGTTTCCTCCATACGGAGAAGACGACAAGTGGCGCGTGCTTCCGTGGTTCTTCATACCTGAAGAGACGGTCATCACACGCACCGAGAAGGACAGAGTTCCTTACGAGACTTGGTCACGACAGGGTCTCTTCAATGTAACGCCGGGAAGCATTATCGATTACGACTACATCCGGAAGGTCGTAACCGAAGCGGCGACGAGGTACGACATCCGCGAGATTGCGTACGACCGTTGGGGCGCGACACAGCTTGTGACGCAGCTTCAGGGTGACGGGCTTACGCTCGTTCCCATCGGTCAGGGATTCCAGAGTCTAGCCGCACCAACAAAGCGGTTGACGGAACTGATCCTGAACGCCGACCTCGCACATGGTGCGAACCCCATTCTCACGTGGATGGTTGGCAACGTCCTGATCGAACAGGACGCAGCCGGAAACATGAAGCCGGACAAGGGCAAGTCGAAAGACAAGATTGACGGCATCTCGGCAACCGTCACCGCTCTTGCGAGAGCGATGGTCGTCCCCTTGACTGAACAAACCGCTGGCATTTTCTTCGCGTAGGTATTCATACTTGGCATTTTTCGGCTTCGGCAAAGATGAGGTCCAGTCCCTTGGGTTGGAGTTGCGCAGCAACCCCATAGATAACCCCGGCGTTCCTCTCAACAGTCCGGCTATATGGCAATGGCTCTCCGGTGGCGAGACGACCGCGTCTGGCGAATCGGTCAACGAGAGCAACGCGCTCTCGGTTCCGACCGTGTACGCCTGTGTTCGCGTCATCGCGGAGAGTGTGGCATCACTCCCGCTGAAGCTGTACGAGATTTCAGACAACGGAAAGCAGGAAGCGGTTGACGCTCCGCTGTACAGCTTGCTGTCGGTGGCTCCGAATCCGGAGATGACTGCATTCTCATTTTTCGAATGCTTCGCGGGATGCCTCGCCCTATGCGGCAATGCATACGCACAGATTGAGCGCAACCCGGCTGGACAGCCAATCGCATTATGGCCGTTGCATCCATTGAAGACGAAGCCAGTCCGCGTCAACAACACTCTGGCGTATGAAACGTCGGACGGAATGCCGAACGGTCAGACTCGCCGCATTGCATCGGCGGACATCCTTCACGTTCCCCTGTTCTCCTTTGACGGAGTGACAGGCATCTCTCCAGTTGGTCTCGCTCGTCAGAGCTTCGGCCTCGCTAAAGCTGCTGAGAAGTTTGGAGCGCGATTCTTTGGAAATGGGTCACGTCCTTCCGGCGTGCTCAGTACAAAGGCCGCACTGGACCCGAAGACGCGACAGGAAGTCAGGGAAGCGTGGGAGTCTTCTCAGGGCGGCATCAATCAAGGCAAGACGGCGTTCCTGTGGGGTGACTGGTCGTACAACCAGATTGGACTTTCACCAGAGGAAGCTCAGTTCTTACAGACCCGCGCTCATCAGCGAACTGAAATCGCAGCTTGGTTCAGATTGCCACCACACAAGGTAGGTGACACATCCCGTCTTAGCAATTCGAACCACGAGCAAGAGGAACTGCAATTTGTCACCGACTCATTGCGACCGTACTTGTGTCGCATCGAGGGTGAGATTGTCCGAAAGCTGCTCCCGAAGCTCGGTCGCAAGGCTGGTGCCTACGTAGTCGAATTTGACGTGAGTGAACGTCTTCGCGGCGATTTTGCAACGACGATGGACGGCTTTCAAAAGGGTCGTCTTTCCGGATGGCTATCCGGCAATGACGTTCGTCGCGAACTCGGCATGAATCCGGGCGGTGAAGAGTTGGATGTGTATTTCGCGCCTGTGAATATGGTCAACGCGAAGGCACTGCTCAACCCAGAGAAACCGCCTGAGCCGCAAGCGGAACCACCAGTACCGAATGCCGCTGAACGCTCGGCTCTCGGCAACATGACGACCGCATATCTTCGGCTGTTCCGCGATGCTGTCGGTCGCACTGTACAGCGCAATAAGCGTGATTTAGATGCCATTTCGACGTGTTTCAGACCCGTTCTGACCTCGATTACAGAGGAGTTGGAACGTCAGCAAGCAGCGAAATGGGCGCTACCTGACGGCTGGAATGAGTCACAAGAACGCATCCTGAAGGACGTTTTCAAGTCGCTAGAGAAGCGTTCCGCAGAGTGGACGGCTGAACAAGCTGATGAACTCACCGGGCAGGAACTGACACGCACCGTACGCGCTCTACTCATCGCGATTAGCCGCGAGGCTGGTGCGGCATCCGCATTGAGAGGTTTAGGGAATGAGTAATAAGCAGGAAGTCCGCTCTATGCGGACGACAGAACTTCGTGTGCAGTCCGACGCATCCGGTGCGCAAACGTTGAGCGGCATCATCCGTTACAACAGCCTGTCGTACGACCTCGGTGGATGGCAGGAACTCATTGCTCCGGGCGCATTCGCTCAGGCGCTGGCACCAGATGCTGATGTTCTCTGTCTCCGGGATCACGATGCAGCGGTACTGCTCGGTCGAACCAAGTCGAAGACGCTCACGCTCACCGACTCGGACGAAGGGCTCCGCTTCTCGTGCTCACTCCCGAATACGACGCAAGCACGAGACCTAGCCGAATCCATCTCTCGCGGGGACCTTGATGCGAACAGCTTTGGCTTTATCTGTCTCGAAGACAGGTGGACAGCGGACGAATCCGGCAAGGTCATCCGCACTCTGATTGCAGTCGAACTGATGGAAATCTCGCCGTGTTCCTTCCCTGCGTACCCGCAGTCGTCCGTGTCAGTTCGCTCACTTCCGGATTCTTTACCTGTAGAGCTTCGAACACGCCTTGAAAAGCGCGACGACGACGAAGATGATGACGCAGACCCAAACGCCAACGGTTGCGAATGCGTCTGCGACGAGTGCCGAAATGACGATTGCGCCGACTGCTCAATCGATGACTGCACTGATCCGAATTGCGAACAGGAGCGGTCTCGCCGGAACAACGATGCGAACAAGCTCCTCGCGATTCGAATCGCACTCGAACTTTAAACAACTTTAGATTCACTCAACGCCGACGCGCCACTCGATGGCCGCGTTCAG